TGCTCGAATCCTTCTCGATGAAGGTATCGGACGCCACCACATAGGCTTCAGGCTGGTAGTAGTCGTAGTAGCTGACGAAATACTGCACGGAGTTGTGCGGGAAGAATTCGCGGAATTCCCCGTACAACTGGGCGGCCAGGGTCTTGTTCGGTGCCAGCACCAGGGTGGGCTTCTGCACGTTCTGGATGACATTGGCGATGGTGAAGGTCTTGCCCGAGCCTGTAACGCCCAGCAGGGTCTGACCGGCAAGGCCGGCATCGAAACCCTCGGTGAGGCGGCGGATGGCATCGGGCTGGTCGCCCGACGGCTGGTAGGGCGAGACGAGCTGGAAGCGGTCGGTCATCGTAGCCAGATGGGGACGCGGCCCTACATCTTAAACGCCAGCGCGCCTAGGAGGCATATAGAGCCACGAGCACTCCCATGGGCGCCTGTACCGATAGTAGGGGGCCAAGCCCGGGCTCACGATGGAGTCCATGTGGATGCCGTCCCGCACCAGCAAGGCCGTCACGCTCGTGGAACTCATGGCCACGCTCGCGGTGACGGCCATCCTGGCCATCGTGGCCACGCCGAGCCTGGCCAGCCTGATTCAACGCACGCGGGTACGCAGCCAGACCGATGCCCTGCTTGCTGCGTTCGCCCTGGCACGGTCCGAAGCGGTCATGCGGAGAATTCCGATCATCGTATGCCCCGGCAAGCATGGGGACGCCTGTGATCGCACCGCAAGCTGGCACGAGGGCTGGTTCGTGGCCCCCGACCCGCATCGTGACGCCCGGCGGCTTGGCACGCCGATCTGGGTGGAACAGGGCACGGGGAATCCTTCCGTCCGCGGCCTGGGCACGCGCCCCTACAGCCGGTTCTATCCGGACGGTACGTCCCGGGGGCACAATCTCACCGTCGTGTTCTGCACCGCAGGTAAGCCTGACAGCGCGCAGGCGGTGGTGCTGGCCACCAGCGGCCGCGCGCGGCAGCAGGGAAAGCACACGACCCACGCCCAGGCCTGCGCCCAAACGCCTTCCCCGGGTTCTTGACAGCCTTCGGCGTCCAAATCAAAATACGCGACTCCCCGCCCGAATAGCTCAGCTGGTTAGAGCACTTGACTGTTAATCAGGGGGTCGTTGGTTCGAGTCCAACTTCGGGCGCCAGGAATACCAAGGGCTTGCAGCGATGCAGGCCCTTATCTTTTGGGTCATGTGTACATTCGCGTGTACAAATAATGGCTCATCGAGCGTGACGAGACGGTTCCACAGGCGCCGAAAAGAGACGATCCGTGCGGCGCCGGATCTCCTCGACTGAGAGCATCGGATGTCGTTCCAGCCATCGTGTGGCGTGCTTCATGGCCGTCTCGGGCGAGGCAAATCGGAAGACCGCGATATCGTACGGAAGCTCGTGCAGGTGAAGGTTCCACATCGAGCAGTTCACGCGCTGCCTCACTACGGCGCGGACACTACCCCGCTCCATGGCCATCCACGCGCCTTCTCGCCATTCCCAGGTGTGCATGGTGGCATGGTAGCGAGATCGAGTCTCAGCACTGGTGACGACTATCGGTCGAACGCGTCGAAGTAAGCGTCGCGGGCCGCCTTGTTGGCCTCGTCATGGCTTGGGAATGATGGCGAGCGCCACCGCACCTCGCCACTGGCACGATCAACCAGCACGCCAAACCAGCGAGCCCCATCGGACGTCAATACTTCCTCGACGTCGGGCAACATATCAATCCAGTCATCTTCGGACACGCTTCGAGCCTTGCCGCAAGCCGGGCGCCATGATGCGGCAACAGGCCGTGCCCGCGCTATAGCGCGATGGGCTCGACGAGTTCTGGCCCCTTGTTCTTGGGCGACCCCACGGCCTTGGGTACTGGGTAATAGGCGAGGTCGGCCTCTGGCGCAGCGGCCAGCACGCCCAGGGCATCCGCTGGCGTGGCCTCGAACCATGCCTCCCAGAGATCCGGCGGTAGGATCACCGGCTGTCGATCGTGGATGTCCCCTGACACCTTCCCTGGCTCGCCGGTGATCACGGTGAACGTGTGCAGCCACTCGGCATCCGGCGATTCCCTCCATCCCTCCCAGAGCCCCGCGAACATCAGTAGAGCGCCGGCAGGATGGTGGATGAAGTACGGTTGCTTGTTCGGTGCCTCGCCCTTCCATTCGAAGTAGCCACTAGCCGGCACCAGGCACCGGCGTTTCTTGAACGCCTCCCGGAAAGATGGCTTGGTGGCCACCGTGTCGGCCCTGGCGTTGATGGTCTTTGCGCCGAACTTCAAGTCCTTGGCCCAGTGTGGCACCAGGCCCCAACGGTAGGCCCGGACGTGGTAGCCACCCTCGCCGTGCACGACCACAGGGGCCTTCTGGGTCGGCGCCACGTTGTAATGCGGCTCCCGCTGGTTGATCTCGCTGATGAGGTCGAACTCGTGCTGCTCCAGCCACGCCTTGGCCTCGCGGGTGGCGCCGGCCGGGCCGAAGAGGGAATAGCGTCCGCACATGCCCGAAGGATAACCGCGGCGGGCGTGACGACGCCAACAACGCAGCGACGCGGTTTCGACCGCCCTGGGCTACGATGGCGTCACGATCTGGAGGGGGTCACCATGCCGACACAAGCGGAACTGCAAGCCAAGCTGGCCGCGCTCGACAAGCAGATGGACCAACTCATGGCTGAACACCCCGACGATGGGGACTTCTGGTGCGCCTTTACCGCGGCCGCGGAAGACATCGCCGATGCCGCTACCGCCGCCCAAGACGACTGGGTGCACAAGCAGATCGACGCCATCCTCACGAAGCATGGCAAGGCCGTGCCTGGCGATCTGCCGCCTAGCGACTGTTAGGGCGACCCAGCTCCTGGCACATGCGTGACCCAGCCGAAGGTTGACGGCTGCGGCAAGCTGGCAATGACCTGGTCCGCCGTCGGCACCACCGCAGGGGGATGGGCGAGCGCATCGGCCTGCATCGCGTAGGCCGCCTGCCAGACAGCATCGCGCCATGCGATCGCAGCGATTGCATCGGCCTTCCAGCCATCGACCCCGCTGTTGACGTAGGACACGCAGCTAGCCATGTTGTCGTACCCGTTGGCCTGCACAGTCCGGTCCAGCCAGGATTGGACGGCTCCCGTATAGTCTTCGGCAACCACAGGCAGCTCGGGTGGAATCGGAGGAGCCGCTGCGTTCCCGGCCTCGCACCAGGTGAGGTATGCGTCCCAATCGCGGTTACCCGGACACTCGGGAATACAGGCCCCGTCGTTGTCGCGGAATACACCGCCACTCGTGATGATCGTGTAGGTCATGATTAAAAGTCCGCGTCGAGCAAGATATAAGCAGTAGTGTCGTTATTTGCCGCAAGCTCGCATACATGGGTCACGCCGAGACCGCTAGAGCTGGTAACGAGCAAGACAATGTGTGAACTGGAGATCGACGACAGAGCGACGCTAGACACAATGTAGAAAACCCCATTGTCGACAAGAGCCATGTTGCCGAACTTTGAAGGTGTAGGCGTAACCCGCATTGCCGCCGACAGCGCGATATAGACGTTCGCTGTAGTGGCCGAATTTACGTAACCAAGCCCGAAAATATTAAACGACGAGGCCGGATTGATAAGCTTGAGCGCATACCGAGCGCACATCGAAAACTCGACGGCCAAAGGCCGCACTTCGAATGGCGTATGGATGGCCGCCAGCGACGGCAAAACCTCTAGTTGAACCTGCGAAAAATCCATGGACGCGATGCTTTGCTGGCCCACGCCTGGAGCGGCACCGGACGATGCACCAGCGTCCAGCGTAAACCGCAACAGCAAAGCATTGTTTGCAGCGACCGTAGCGCCAGTTAGATCGTTTGTAGTGAAGTAAAGCTTGTATTGATTCCAACCTGCGTTGGTCGCAGTGATGACCTGCGACGCCAAATAGCCGGACCCCGGCCCTGTCACGTTAAACGTTCCGAGATCGACGCCGAGCTTGACGCCAGCTGCCGTGCGCATCCAGAAGCTGACGCCAATAACCTTATTGGAGAATCGAGAAACACCCTCGATGAACTGGCGGAAAATAGCGTAGTTGTTCGCGCCAGCGACGGAAACAACACCCAAACGAAGGAAGCGATCGCCGTGACCAGGAGGTTGTGCAGCGTCTCCAGAAACAAATGACTGCATGCTGCATGCAATCGTGGACCCGACCGCGGCCCCGTGCCACCGGTCTGCAAAGTAGCCGCCGATACCAGCGGCGAACGCTGTCCCGCGCTGCCAGAAATCGAAATCTCCGTTAATTAGCTTGTTACGAAATGTCCCGCTGCTCGCTTGTGCCAGGAGGGCCGCGTTAGCGGAGGATTGCGCATTGTTCGCTGCTGTCGCAGCGGCCAAAGCACTGTTGGCATTCGTGGTGGCGCGCGTATCGAGATCGGCGCAGTTGGCGTCGAGCTTTACCAGCGCGCCAGTAGGGTTGTCCCCCCCGGCGCCGATGGAGTCGAAATTTACCCGTTCGATTGCCATGGGTATTCCTGTTAGTAGTTGGTGACGTCGACGACCGTGAACTGGCCTTGCGACTCATTGATGAATGGTGGCGTTCCCGGCTGGCTGTCGACGATCACGCCGCCAGAGGTCACGACATTGGCGTTTACGCGGCACCCGACGACCTGGACGTTTCCGGCCTGGTTAGAGAACCGGTATCCGAGGCGGTTAAACGCAACGCCATAGGCCCTGCCCGCCGTGTAGGTGTTCGAGACACTGGACGTAAGTCCGGCCGCGAAAGTGTCCTGCACTCGCAGGTATTTGTTAGCCGCGTTGAAGGTAACGTTGCCCGCTTCGTCGCCAACTTCGACGCCGAAGTTGGCTGTTCCAGCGGGGGTCATGTCGAAGATCAGGAACGGAATCGAGGTCCCGATCACAGCAGCTGTCACGATGTTGAAGGTGAAGTTTCCGCCGCCATTGTCGAAGGCGCTTGCGTAGGCAATCTGTGTCGAGGTCAACACGATCATCGGGTTGACCAATCCTGATCGCGTGAAGCTGACACGTGATGCGTTGTTGGGACCAATCGTGGTGACGGTGGCAATGCTGCTTTTCTCGCGCACCATCAGATTGCGGTACAGGTTGTCGACGGTGATGTTTACGCCGTCGATGTTGTTGAATTGAAAGCCTGTGGTCATCAGAAAATGCCGTAGAGGACGACAACGTCCGTGTGCGTGCCTGGGAAGCTCGGGTTAGGCGCCCACGACAGGGTCGTACCGCTGGCAGAGATGAGCGGCGAGTAGTAGCCCGTCCCCGGGTAATAAACCTGCCACCAGATCTTTCCGTTGGCGGCTCCAGGAACCGTGATCGATCCCGTGCTATCCGCAACAATGGTCATCCGCCCCACGTAGCGACTCAGCCTGGTGCTGCTGTTCATCAGGAGGTTTCCCGATGGGTCGTAGACCTCGAAATCGGTGGTCATTACCAGGTGCCGGCGCGGAACAGGATGTTGCCGTTGGGGTATTTGAGCTGAATCAGGTTCGGGGTCAGCAACAAGTGGCCGCCGCCGGCAGTTCCATTCAGCTCGAAACTGTCGCCGGACTTGCTCAACTTCCAGCCGCTAACGCCTGCCACATAGTTGGTCGACTGGATGGTGTCACCGATCTTTGCGTTCGTGATCGTGCCGTCGCCGATGAAGGCTTGGTCGATGATCACTTGGCCACCTGTTATGACAAAGGGGATGCGCGGCGGCAGCGAACCGTTGGAAGCATCGAACACAGCGAATGTGCCGGCGTTGACCAGCACCTGAGAGGTCACCGTGCCACCGGCGCCGTCGACGCCTACCATCAGGCCGGCCAGATAGGTCTGGCCGCCCACCGCCACCGACGTCTTCAAGGCAATCGAGCTGGATACCTTCCCGTCTACGGAGGCCGCCGTGTTGATCGCCAGCTGTGCCTGCGAACTTGCCGTGCCAGCAACCGATTCCACGGTGGTGACGCGACTGGCCAGAGCCGCATCTCCAGCCACGCGGGCGGTGGTCTCGTCCGTCACCGAGGCCTGCACCGCGTCCACGCGCACGCTGAAGGTGTCGATGCGCTGCGACAGGGCCATGTCGCCCTTCACCTGGGCGATGGTGTAGCTGTAGAACCCCGCGTAATCCATCGAGGTCCAGTCGCCGGCGGACCCATCCTCGGGGTCGTCGAGTTCTCCGGCCGACTTGGGGTTCAGCTGCACGTACAGCCCATCGGTCTTGGTCGCGGTGGCCTGGACTTCGTCGCCCAGCTGGTCGACCTGCAGGTTCACGTCGCTGATGCTGGCGGCCAGGCCGTCGGCGGTGATGTTGAGCGAGCCCACATCCTCCCAGAAGGCCGGGTCCGTGCCCGGCGCGGCACCACCCGCCGGGACGGCCTGCACGGCCCGCCAGAGCCGCCCAGCGTCGCCGACGATGTCGCCCTGAGCGTAGGCCACAGCCGGGTCGTAGTCGGGCGTGGTGATGAAATCCACGAGGCCAGCGGCGGCATCGATCGGGGTCAGCAGGTCCTGGGTGAGTTGGTCGCGGCCGATCTGGCCGGTCAGGTAGTCCAGCAGCTGCGCGGCGTCGCTGCTGCTGGTACCCACCACCGGCCCGACCTCGGGGCTGTAGTTGCCGGTGTCGGTGCCGCGCACCCGGGCCCAGAAGTACAGGGTCACCCCGGCCTTGAGGTTCGACAGCGTGTACGTATTGGTCGGGATGGCCAGGGTGGCCAGCAGCGAGGCCGTGGCGCGGTTGGTTGTGGTGTTGAACCAGATCTCGACGGCCTCGGCGCCGATCAGCTTGTCGCGGTTGGGAAGCTGCCAGGTCAACAGGATCGCCATCAGCATCGACGAAGCGGTCAGGTTGGCCACCGCGCCCAGCACCGGCGGCGCACCAGACACGGAGATGGGCGTCTGGTTCCACGGGCCAGGGATGCCCAGCGAGCCCATGGCGCGGGCACGGACGATCCAGTCGCCGGCGGGGATCGACGTTGTGATGCTGTTGCTCGGGCTGATACCCACACTGATCCAGGTGACACCACCGTCGTAGCTCACCTGGAACTCGTAGGCGACCGCGCCGGGCACCGGGTCGACGTGGAGGCGCACTATCTGCGTGCCGTCGTCCTGGTGCACGCCCACGCCGCCCACGGCCGGGGCCTGGGGCTGGTCGTTGAGCAGCGACCCGGATCCGGGTGGCGGCGTGTTGGCATCGTTCTCGGCCAGGTGCACGCTCAAGGCGTAGTTCACCAGGCCCAGCTGCACGTTGCCCTTCCCGTCCGGCTTGGCCTTCAGCACCAGGCACTGCTGCGCCTCTTTGCCCGCCGGACCGAACTGGTAGATCGTCGGTTCTTCGCTGGTGCCGTCACTGATGTAGATCGCAGCCTTCTGCTCGGGTGTCAGGCCCTGCAGCACCAGGTGGAAGTCGTCGGCCCCCTTGATCACCGTAAACGGGCCAAGCGGCGCGCCGTTGCGCTGGCGGAGCGACACGACGTGGTTCTGTCCAACGAACCACTGGGCCGGCTCACTGGTGACCAGCGTGCCGCTGACCTCGTCGTACGCCTCGATGAAACCGGAAATGCCCCACGCGGGCACGTCGTGGGTGACCGTGACCAGGTCGCCGTAACGGGGGATGTAACCCTCCATCTCCGTGGTGACGCTGACCATCTTGCGCTGGTCGCGATTGCACGCGGCCATGTACATGCCTTCGCGGAACGCCTGGTCCCGCGAGGTGCAGCCCATCAGGGTGATGGCTTTCGGGTTGAGCTTTTCGCTACCGGTGAGGGCGCAATCCACCGTCTGCGATTCCCAGGTGGTGGGATCGGTGTAGGTGACGACCACATAGTCGGGGTTGTCGTAGGTGGGGAACGCGTACTGGATCGAGAAGCTGCCCGCCAGCATGTTCTGAGGCGTGACGGAGAGGATCGGCACCGAGCGCGGAGCGTCCCGGATGACCTCGACGACGCCGGCGTAATACATTGGGATCGATCGACCGACGCGGCAGACCGACTGGAGGGCGTCCCACAGCGAGGTCTTGGTGTCGAACACCCCGTTGAACTCGTCGCCGCGGGTGGCCCAGGTATCCGCCAGTTCGAGTAGTGCCGGCAGGTCCATGCGATTGTCGGGCCACCCGCGCCCGTAGGTGGTGTTGCGCAGGACATCCGCGATCGCCCACGCCGGGTTCTTCGTGGCCACCGGCGCCGACCAGGACGCCCCGTTCCACACGGGCAGCTTGCGGGTGCAGGTGACGTTGATCGCCTTCGCGGTCGACGAATTCAGGTTGTTCGTGGCCTTGATGCGAACGGCCAGCAGCGTGACGTCGCCATAGACCCGTTGGCTTGGAAGGTAAGCACGCAAGCCGAGCCAACTCAGCGTATTGATGACCGTGCCATCCATCGCCGCAGGCTGGAGCTTGCGTGCACGCACCTGATAGCGACCGGGAGGAACAGCCACCGAATGACTGGTGAAAATCCCGGCTGTCTTGTCGCTAAGCCAGTCGTTGCTGGCGGCGAGGGTTGCCCACGCGCCAATGGCCGTGCCCGTGTCGTCGATCAGCTGGTACTGGACCTCCCACGGGCTGTTGGCCGTCTTGAGCTTGCCGTCGTCGTTGACGCGGTACAGGCCGCTGGCATAGCCGAGATCCACGGCCAGCTGGCTCGCCTTCGTGCCCGCAGGGTTTGCGGTGAAGGGCCCCATCCAGTCGCCGCCATCGCTGGGCGCTTTCAGCTCCAGGCCTTGCACGGCGTCGGAGCTGACCACGTTGTCGGGGAAAAGCGTTACCGTTCCGCCAGGAGGAACGACCTCGTATTGGACCTCGGAGAAGTTGTCCATCGGCGTGTCACCGATGCGCAACGCGTCGATCTGCACTTCACCCTGGCTGATCGCAAGCAGGGAATACAGGGTCTGGTCTCGACCAACAAACTCCGTGTACGGCTGCGCCGCGTAATCTGGCGTGACGTTGAACTGCCCATACACCACGGGAATGGGCTGCAACAGCTTCGCGGTGTTGCCCTTGGCGCCGATGCCGTAGGCCGTGCTGCTGGCATCGTTCGATCCCGTGGGCGGCTTTGGCAGCGGCATCACCGCGTTGACGAGCAGGTTGCCGGCGATGGCGAGGCCCGCGCCCACGGCAGAAATACCGGCCGCACTGGTCACGCCCATTGCACCAGCCACCCAGGGCGCGGCGTACCAGGCGAAGATGGCCACGACGATCAGGGCGATCGCTCGCAGAGCGTTGCCACTGGCTGGCACGTTGATGACGATGATGGTCTCGTCGTCTTCGACTAGGCGCGACCACTGGCTTTCCAGCAAGTAATCGTGGCGGCTGGACTTCACCACGAACGTGGTTGTGCGGCGCCGGCGGTGACCTCGGCCCACTAGCAGCCCTTGCCGGCGCAGCAGGGTGTCGATGCGAACCCGCCGGGACACCGGACGGATCTCGCGATTCACCTGCGGACGGAAGGGATCACGTACGTGGACGATGGCTGCTTTCATGATTCCTCAGAACAAAAAAAAGCCCCGCAATGGCGAGGCTTTCAATAGACATGGGGGGACGTACTACCTATAAGGTTGAATGTCGAACGCAGTGCCAGCATAGAAAATTTCGAAGGCTTCTTTACCGCCTGAAGCAACGTCGAAATCCAGCGTCTTAATAGGTGCCTTGACCGAATCCAATCCGGCCAGCTTCACGCCCACAGTGTGGTGTCCTGCCGCAATATGCGCATTTAGAACTTCGCCATTTCCGATGTTTGCCACATGTTCGCCATCCAAATACACACGAGCATCAAGCATTGCTTGGCCCCAACCGTCCTTCCACCTTGCGATGACAAGATTTGCAGGGCCATTCGCCGGATCAACAAGCCTGCCATCTAAGATGCGCTCCGCAGGCACCCTTGGACCATTGTTGATATTTGGCCCAGAGGCACATCCAGTAAGCAGTGCCATGACGATACAAAAAAGAGAAACCCTCATAATTCCCCCCTGTTAATCAGAGGTTCGATTCTGCCACAGCCGCATGGCAACGGACGAAGGTGAGCCTGGAGAAGCCAAGCACGCGGAGGCGACCCATGGGAGTCCAGACCACCTGTCCAGCGCCACCGAAGGCGTGGAGCACGCCAGCGCCAGGTGAGGTCAGGTACACGCCAACATGCGGGTCATCCCCACCACGCATGATGACGCCGTCACCTTCCCGCGGATGTTCCACGGTCTCCCACGTCCGCTCGGCGATCTTCTCGTGCCAGAGCGCTGTCAAACCATCGGCCACCGGCAGGCTGGGAATGTCGAGGCCGAAGTGATGGCGCAGCACGTGACGCACGAGGCCGCGGCAATCGAAGGCGTCCGGCCCTTCCGCACCCAGCCGGTAGGGCTTGCCCACGTACGCGGCGATCTCTTCGGGCGTCATCGCACGAGGCCCGGGAAATCGTCAGGCGTGTATCGCCGGCGCGGGAATGGCGTATTGCTCACGTCATCGAGCGAGGCCTGCAGCTGGATTTGGGAAATGTCCGCCGTGGCCGAGACCACTACCATGTTGATGGGCGGGTCCATCTGCGGACCGGTCAGGTCGGTAAGCAGGTAGGGCCGGTATGTGACCTCGATGGGCTCCTGTGACGCCGTGGCGGCCTCCAGCTGCGCGGTGAGATCACGGCCCACGTTGTCAATGGTGATCGCCAGGGTGGGCGTTTGGTTTTCTTCGAAGCCCGGGAGCGTAATGTCGAAGGCGAACGCCATGAACTGCACAGTCTCGCTGGGGTTCAACGGAGCCGTCGCTTCCAGGCCAGCGAAGACCGCCTGGTAGTCGCGGACCACGCGCAGCGCAGCCGGGTTGCCATTGTCGTCGACGAACGAGGGGTGCCTAAATTCCAGTGTGTCGATGATGATCTGGCCCACCGGGTTACTGGCGTAGGCTTCCTTGAGAGCTTCGGATAGGTCAGGCATGGGACACCGGCATGGCGACAGCCTCCATCTGCGCAGCGACGTCGTAGAAGTCGGAGTCCTGCACTCGATTGACCTGTGGCGTATCGGTGAACCGCGCCTGCACCATGGACTTGCCCTGGCCGTTGTAGAGGGGCATGAGGCACCAGGCCGCGCCATCGTCGAGGCTATCTTCGAAGAAGGTTTCGAAGATCGCCAGCTTTGCCGTGGACACGCGGAACTTCACGGTCACCATCGTCGGCGTGGACAGGAAGCGCCGGCGTTGCCGGGCATTGCCGGCATCCATCTGGGTCCGTGCGAACGATGGCGTCTTCTTGTACCCATAGCCATCCTGAAGAGGCACGGGGAGCGAGGTGGGCCAGCTTGGCGTGGTCATTAGACGTTCGCATTCATGTTGGTGCCGGATCGCGCGCCGATCGCGCGAGCGGTCTTGCTTCGGCCGGTCTGCACCCGGTTGGCCATCTCTTCGTCGATCTGGTCGATCAGCAGTGTGAGGTTCGGGGTACCGTCGGAGCCCTGCCCCTGCTTGGCCGTGACCTTCGCTTGCGCGTTATTGATGATGGTGATGGGCATGGAAATACCGCCGCCACCGCCAGTGGCACGAATGCCCAGCTTGCCGTCGTTGCCACGCGCCAGAGGAACGATAGCTTCGCTTTCAGCTTCGCCCATAAAGCCGGCGCCCTTGGCGAACATGAAGGGCGTGGTGTGGGTCACCACACTGCTGGAATAACGCGCCAAGTCAGCGGATCCTGCGAACGCATCGCCCTTGGCGAAGCCGCTCCACATGCCGTCGTTTATGGTTGCCATCTGATCGCCAGCCATAGCACCGGAGCCGGATGCAGCGCCACCGCCGAAGTAATCCTTGATAGCAGACCCGAACAAGCCGCCAACCTCGCCGGTCTTGCCATAATCTCCGAAGAGAGCTTTGGCAAGCTGCGCAGCCTGGGCCTGCGCGATCATCTTCAGGATCATGTCCTCCCACGACTTCAGGATTGACCCTGCGGTGTCGTTAACACCGGTGTAGATATCGGTGAAGGTCTGCGCTACTTCGTCCTGGATGTTGCGCGCAGCTTCGAGTTCGAATTGATTGATCTCGCTCGAAGCGTTTTCGATGTCCTTGACTTGCTTGTCGAGCAGCGCCTTATAGGCAGCAGAGCCCATGTTGTACTGGGCTTGCGTGATGGTGTGAAGCCGAAGGCGATCATCGAGGCTTTCGATTGATTTTTCGTACTGCCGGGTGGCTTCGGCAATCTGGGTCGTGGCCTTAGTCGCTCCACTGGCTGAGGCATTGACGTTGGCCAGTTCATCGTTGAACGCCTTGTCAGCCTTGCGCTGGTAGTCGTCGAAAACGGCGCCGGCCGCCTTCACGGCCACGGCGACCTGATCCTGAACCTGGGCCGTGACCTTGGCCACGCTGATGGTCTTGTCGCCCAGCGCGACCTGCTTCTGGGCGGCCTCGATCTGCTTTGCACCGTCATCCGCCGCCTGGCGCACGGACTTCGCGTAGGCGTCCCAGGCCTGCGTGGCCGGACCCGCGACCTGGCCCTGCAACTGCTCGATTAACGTCTGGAGCTGGCGCGCTGCATCGGACTGCTGTTTCACCGCCGACATGAGCGAGTTGTTACTGTTGCTCTGCGGCAACATGGGTGCAGCGGCCTTCGGATCGGCGTATGTGTCTCCTACGCTACCCACCACGCCGCTGAAATTCGGGCGGCTCTTGTCGTAGGCAGCGATCCGCTGCTGGAGGTCGGCGATTTGGGCGGCGTTATCCTCTCCCGAGCCGGAAAACAGGGCGCGAGTGGTCGCTACAATCTTGCCCATGTCCGGATTGCTCGGGGACGCTGCACTGTTGAGCTGCTTGAGCAGGTCCCAGGTGCCACCGGACTGTCGCTTGGCCATCAGCGCGTCCAGCTGCTGCTGGGCGATGTCCCGCCCGGCCTGGTTCGTGATGTTGCCGCCCAGCTCCACGTCGACGCCGCCGCGGGCCTTGTTGTACATGTCGGCAAGGGCCTTCGTGGTCTCCACCGCCTTCTCGGCGATCTCGCCGATAGCCTCGGCGATGCCCTGCAGCGCCTTGTTGAAGGACGGGTCATCCAGCAGGCTTACCGCCTTATCTAGCGCCGGCAATAAGGACTGCGCCAGCTGCAGGCCGAAGTCGTCCGCACCGGTGCGCAGCTTGTTCAGGTCGTTGGTGAACTGCTTGGCCGCATTGGAGGTATCCCCACCGAACAGGGCACCGGCCTGTCGGGCTTGCTCGATGACCGCCGGCAAACCGCGGCGCCCGATATCGTCCAGCATCGGGATGAGCTGCGAGCCTTCCTGCCCGAACAGCCGCTGGGCCAGGGCAGCCTTGGCGGCACTGTCCTGGTAGCCGGAGAACTTCGTGGCGACATCGAGTAGCAGTTGCTCCGACGACTTCAACTTGCCGTTCGAGTCGGTGACCGTCAGGCCCATGGCCTTGAAGACACCGTTGTTCGTCGATGCGGCCGTGGAGACCTTGGCCAGGGCCTTCTCAACCTCGCCGAAGTCGGAGCCGAACAACGTTGCTTCACGGCGCAGCGCCGACAGGGCCTCGGTTGAGATCCCAAACTGCTGGCTCACCTGGCTGAAGGACGACAGTTCCCGAACGCCCCGGGCAACCATCGTCGACAAGGCATCGATGGCCTTGCCGACGCCATTGCCAATGGCCGTACCGATGGCCGCACCCGTGGCCACGGCCTGAGCCTGCATCTTCTGCGTGTCGGCCGCGACCTTTCGCGTGGCTCGGTCCATCCCCGCTTCGAGCTTGGCAGTCGCGGCATCGACATCGATGGTGACCGTACCTGCATTGCCCATTTATAGGCCCTCGAAGAATTTCAGGATGTTCTGGTCGACGTCGTTGTCCAGATCGTCATCGCCACGCGGTCGGAAGACCAGGAAGTCATCGATAGGACGGGGTGCAGCCCCTTGGGGCTTGTGGGCGTTGGAGTAAAGTGCGGCGATCTGGGCGGCGGGGACCTGAAACGCGTTCTCGTCGTCGAAGGGGAAACGGCGGTAGTAGGCCTTCAGTTCCGACACCTCGCTACTGGTGAGCATCCTCTTCGCTGCACGCGGCGGAATCCCCGTGCGGACGAACAAGGCCCACCAGAATGCATTTACTCCGAGGGCGCGTTTCCCGCTTCTTCCTTCGACTCGGGCGACAGTCCGTTGACATCGAAGGCCACCACCGCCAGCACCTTGGCCAGCTGGTTGTTGATCTGGCCAGCTTCTTCCGCGGTCATGACGGGGTTGCCCTGTTCATCGGCCATCACTGCGGCAAGAACGCGGGCGCGCAGGCCTTTGCCACCGTCGTCGGTGGCATTCGGTGCCTTGAGGAACAGCTTCTCGATATCCGCCTGGGGCAGGTCGCGGAATTGGTAGTTCTTCTTCTTGCCGCGGAAGGTCACTTCACGGGTGACGATCGCCGGGCCAGCGAAATCGGCCAGGTCGACGAGGAAGGGGTTGCTGCTGGGCTGCTTTGCCATGGTTCACCTAATCGTGGAGCCCCCACCCTGCGCCAGCGCCACGGCGAGACAGCGCTGGTGTATCGCAGGGAAGGGACTTATTTCGCCGTTCGCCGTTGAAAATGCGACTACGGCGCCGGCGTCTTCCAGGCGCGCGTGATCGGGCCCGTGATGCGCAGGCTGATCGCGCCCTTGACGATGTTGTCGGCGGCTCCGCTGACGCTGAACTGCTGCACGGATGCGTCGAAGATGAAGGCCGTGCGGCCCACCGGTGCCGTGAACTCGTCGGTCTCGATGGTCGGAGCAGTCGTGCCGTCGGAGAGGCACAGTGCCCAGGTGACCACCTCACCGGAATCCTTGATATCGAACACGGCCTGCTGGGTGGCGTCGTTCGGATCCAGATTCAGGTTGCACGAGAAGGTGCCGCTGTCCTCCAGCCCAGTGAAGAACTCTTTGGCGTCGGAATCCAGGTTGGTGGCATCGATCTCACCTTTCTGGCCTCCTAGGCCATTGAAGTCCGTGAGGCCACCAAGTTTGGATACAGCGTCAACGTTCTCGAAATACAGCCCAGTCTTTTGGGTTTTAACGCCCTTCGGCATGGTCTTATCCTCAGTTGCGGGTCAATAAAAAACCCGCTCAAGGCGGGCGTTGCGTTGAATCGGTAAGTCGGGTTCTATGCGTCGACCCAGATGCTGAAATCGCGGCTGATGCGGTAGAGATTGGTTGTGTCGTCCTGCCCTTCGAGGTTCAGGCCGATCATCGGGTTTGCACCATCCAACTCAATCGCTGCTCGCACCGCAGCGTCCAGCTGATCACACACCGTGCTGTCGGCGGCGTAGGAATCCACCTGGACCCGGAGATGTTCCATGGAAGGGCTATCAAGTGTTCCCGCCGGGGTATCGCTCACCGTCTGCCAGAGCACGTACGGGACGGCCACATTCGCGGGCGCCCTTCCCCACCGAAAGACCCTGATGGGGTCAGTCCCGACCAAGGCCTTGACGGCGTCAGACGCCGACAGTAGCTGCGGAACAGGTTTCATCGGATTCGACCGCCTTTCATTTCGTCGATGGCTTTGCGAACGTCTCCAGCGAAGTCGTCGACGACGCCGTCTTTCTTCGCCTCGAATGCCGGCCGCATGAATGGGACCATTACTGTCTGGCCTGTCTTCACATGGTGGAACCCGAATTCCAAGAAGTCTGCCCAGAACGCATCCTTGCCGGTCGACACGCGGTAGCCGACGACAACGTCACCTTTGAGCTTCCGCTTCTTAAAAACATAGATCGAGTCACGCAATGTGCCAGGTTTGCGCTTCGTCTTACCGTTTACTCCATCCGGCACTTCGACCGGGGCGCGGCGCCGCGCTTCCGCGGCGAACTTCTCAGCGCCTGCCTTGGCGGACTTGCCGAGGATCTTGGTCTGGAGGTCGCCAGGCAACGCCGCAAGGTTCTTCAGGACGTCAGCCAGGCCTGGAACGTCCTTAACTTCCATCGGTCGGCCCCAGCGAGGCGGGAAGCGTCAGCCATTCCCGCCCAGAGCGACCACCCGGGATGGCGCCGGCGATCGAATATACGTCGCCGGTGGCTTGGTCGACCAGGCGCATATCGGCCTTCACGTCGCTTCGGTACCGCATAGTGATCTTCGACGTGACCTCGGCTTGCCTGGCGCCGGCGGCGATCCACTCGCGCGCGGACAGCGCGGCAATCTCGGACGGGATGTCCGTGTCCACGTTCGCCCAGATGTGGGTTATTTCCAGCGTGTCCGGATCCTGCGCCTGAACCTGCTTCTGGAGCGTCATACGCCACCGCAGGCGGCCCGCCGCGAGGCTCATACACCAAGCCCCGACCGGTGCGGCCAGAGAAGCCGCTCGGCGCCGAATGGCAACGCGACGGCGGCCACATTTGAGCCCGCGACTACTTCCTCTTTGTTCGCGTACAGATGAGCGCAGACGAGGAGCACGGCGGCCCGGATGGCGTCGTTGACCACCATAGGGTCGTCTCCAGCGGTTCCTGCTTCCACGGCCGCGTCCAGGGTGTCCTGATCGACAAAGACCTGCCGGTCGAGGAAATCCACGGCTGACTGTTCGGCCGCGCCAGCATAGAGCGCCAGCATGGTGTCATCGGCCGGGGAAGCTTGGCAGTGCGCACGCGCCTGGTCGATGGTCACGAATTTCACGTCAGGGCTTCCTCAAGTGTCGAACGTCGGAACATGGACAACGCTGTTGCGCGGCTCGCGTTGATGACCTCGATGCCTCGCAGGAGATGCGCAACAGCCCGGAAGTGGCTGGGCCATTCAGAGACACCCTTGGCGTTACCCAGGCCCGGCGGGTGGTCCCCGTGCCAATGCGCTTGGCCGCCGGTGTGCTGGCAGTCGTAGCCCAACAGGACAATGCGCTTTACGCGCCAGTGAGCGGCCTGCGCAAGCATGG